CAAACAGAGTTTGTAAACAATTTAGAAGAACAAGGATTACTTGAAGACGAAGCAAGAGGAACGTCGACGTCAAGTGCAAGACGAGAAGTACCAAGTGCAGTCTTTGGTATAAGCACACCTGGACCATATGATAAGCGTCCTGGATCACCTAATGAGCGAGTAGGAACCACTGCGGATTTTGCAAATATTACACGCTCAAGGCTTGGTGGATCAGAGTTTGTAATGGACGATGGCGATGATAAATTGTTGCGTAGAAGCAACGCTTCATCGGGCGGTCCTGATTATGCAAAAGTAATGATGAATGAAGATGATGGCGATCCAACATTACCTCATAACGAATTATTACGTCTTAGAACTAGAACAGGCCATCAGGTACTTTTACATAATACAGAAGATTTAATTTACATTGCTAACTCAAGAGGAACTGCCTGGATTGAATTAACATCAGACGGTAAGATTGACATCTATGCAAAAGATAGTATTAGTATGCACACTGAAAATGATTTTAATTTAACAGCAGATAGAAATGTTACTATTGAAGCAGGTGCTAACATTGCAATAAAAGCAAGTGGAAACTATATAGGAACTAAATCAACACTAGGACAAATTCAAATGGAATCTAGTGCAAACACAAATATACTTGTTGGAGGAGATACTAAAATAACAACCAATGGTGGTATGCACATTAACACAACATCATATAATTGGTTTACTTCAGGAGGTACAACAGAAATTAAAAGTGGTGCTGATCATATCGAATCAGCGGCAAACATTCACATGAATGGTCCATTAGCAACAGAAGCAGGTAAGGTTGGTGCTTTAAATACACACAGTCTTCCAGGTCATGCCGCCCATCCTATTTTAGCACAAAGATCTCCACAACACGAACCGTGGAATCATCATGAAAATTTAAATCCGTTAGCATTTAAAATTGTAGCAACAGATAGAGACAATGCTGTTACAGTTGCTAACCCAAATCCAGCAACACCAACGCCGGATCCATTTAGAAAGGATTCAGTGGCTAACTAGGTAGGTAAATATTGTTATGGCAGATTTATACAAAAATATTAAGGTTAAAAGTCCAAAGGCTAACAACAATCCCCCGACGACAACTAATCGTGCTTATAAAGGATTGAGTACTGTAAACCCTGAAAATAACAGTACTGTATTGTACGATATTGGATTAATTAAACAAGATTTGCTAAACCATTTTCACATAAGACAAGGTGAAAAATTAGAAAACCCGGAATTTGGAACAATTATTTGGGACGCAATTCATGAACCTATGACAGAAAGCATGAAAGAAGCAATTACAAAGAATGTTCAAGATATTGTTGACGCTGATCCTAGGATTGTCGTTAATCAAGTTACTATAGACACATACGAAAGTGGTATCTTAATTGATTGTGATTTAACTTATCTACCATACAATATTAGTGAAAAAATGCGTATGACATTTGACGACAGTATGGGACTGATTTAAGTACGTAGTTAACTCAATCAAATAAATACTGTATAATAAGGAAAGCAAATGTCATCGACAAATAGACAAAACAGATTATTAGTTGCAGAAGATTGGGCCAAAGTATACCAATCTTTCCGTAACGCAGAATTTAAGTCATATGATTTCGACAATCTACGTCGAACAATGATCTCTTATCTTAGAGAAAATTATCCAGAAGATTTTAACGATTACATCGAGTCAAGTGAGTATCTTGCATTAATCGACCTTATTGCTTTCCTAGGTCAAAACATTGCTTTCCGTATTGATCTTAATGCAAGAGAAAACTTTTTAGAACTTGCTTCACGTAGAGAAAGTATTCTGCGTTTAGCACGTTTGTTGTCTTACAATCCTAAACGTAATATTGCCGCTAACGGCTTGTTAAAAATGGAAAGTATTACAACTAGTGAAGATGTAATTGACAGTAACGGTACTAACTTATCTGGACAAACTATTATTTGGAATGATCCTTCAAATTCAAATTGGAGAGAGCAGTTTGATAGAACACTAAATGCGGCACTTCCTAATAACAGTCCGTACGGTAAGCCAATTAAGAAAGACAATGTTGAAGGAATTCCTACAGACCAATACAGACTTAATGCTTCAAACACTGATGTACCTGTTTACACATTTACAAAAAATGTTGATGGACGTAATTTACAATTCCAGATTGTTTCTACAGATGTTACTGATGGTATTATTTCTGAAGAAGCACCGTTACCAGGAAACAGTTTAGCATTTTTATATAGAGACGACGGTAGAGGTCCTGGATCAACTAACTCGGGATTTTTTGCACACTTTAGACAAGGTACACTTGACCAAGGCGAGTTTACAATTAATCGACCTAGTACTAACCAAACAGTAAACATTGAAGCAACAAATGTTAATAATACTGACCTTTGGTTATACAAATTAAATTCGGTTGGTGCTGAAGATCAGTTATGGACCAAAGTTGATGCACTTGAAGGTAACAACATTGTTTATAACAGTACAAGAAAAGACCAAAGAAACGTTTACGCTGTGCTAACAAGAACAGGTGATGCTGTAGATCTTATTTTCTCAGACGGTACATTTGGTAACTTACCTAAAGGTACATTTAGAACCTACTATAGAACAAGTGCTAATGATGAGTTTAATATTGTACCTGCAGATATGCAAAGTATTTCAGTTACAATTCCTTATACTTCTAAAGCAGGAAACCAAGAAACTTTAAACATTACATTTAGTTTAAAGTACACAGTTGATAACAGTTCATTTAGTGAAACAAATGCAAGTATTAGAGATAATGCTCCTGCAACTTATTATACACAAAACAGAATGGTTACAGGTGAAGACTATCAAGTTGCACCATTAGCAGTTAGCCAAGAAATTATTAAAGTTAAAACAGTAAACAGAACAGCAAGTGGTATTTCAAGATACTTTGATTTATTAGATGCAACAGGAAAATATTCTAGTACAAATATATTTGGTACTGATGGTGCATTGTATAAAGAAGATACTGTTAATAAAACTTCGTTTACTTTTTCAACAAGAACTGATGTTGAAGGAACTATTGAAAACGTAATTACACCAATCCTTTCACAAACAGAGCAGATTAATTTTTACTTAGACAAGTTTCCTAAAGTATTAGTTGCAGACTTACAAGCAACTTGGAAACAAAATAGCAGTGGAACAAATTACAGCACAGGTAGTTTAATTGAAACAGCAGATCAAAGATACCAAGTTGGTGTATTTACTGGTAGCGGATTAAGATTTATCGAAGCAGGAAGTTTGTGTAAATTTACTGCACCAACAGGATATCATTTTAAAGATGAAAAACTAGTAGTTGGACAAGCAAATTACACAGGATCAAAAACATATATGTGGTCCAAGGTTGTTAGTGTTGCTGGTGACGGCACAGTTGATAACGAGGACGGAACAGGTCCTATTATTTTTAATGATGTAGTTCCTGAAGGTGCAATTCTAATTGAAATTAGACCTAAGTTTGCACGTTCGTTAGTTGCTGACGTTAAATCACAAATTATTGATCAAATTTTTGCATATAAAACATTTGGGTTAAGATACGATTACAGCCAACGTCAATGGCGTGTTGTTACAGAAAATAACTTAGACATTATTGGATCGTTTTCAACTGGTAAAACAGGCGATCTTACAAACCAGCAATTAGATGCAAGTTGGTTGCTGTTATTTGAAACAGACGGCGAAACTTATAATGTTGAATATAGAGGACTTCGTTATGTTTTTGAAAGTAACGAAGAAATTAGATTCTATTATGATAGCAAAAATAAAATTTATGATAATACAACAGGACAGATTATAAAAGACAAAATTAAAGTACTATCAATTAATACTATGCCTGATGATACTTCTCCGTTCAACCTTGACTATGATTGGCAAGTTGTTAAAGAGTATAGAGATCCAGAAGGATACATTGATAGTAAAAAAGTAGAAGTTGGATTTTTTGATACAGATGACGATTCTGTAGTTGATGACCCTGAAACATTTATTCAAGTAGTTGCACCTACAGTTAACCCAACATCTAAATGGGTGTTTACTAAAAAGTATGTTACTACTGATAACATTGATGATTACAAATATGTTGATAACGATAGCGAAAATATTACTGTTGTAGAAAACGAAGGACTTGTTGGCTCACTAAGCGGATTAGCAGACGGTAAAACATTTTATATTGTAGCAACAGATGTGTTTAAAAAATACAACAAAACTTCAGGACTACTTGAATTAACTACAGATTATAGAGCCTACGTTGGAAGAGATAAAATAAAATTCCAATACATTCATTCTGCAGACGACGATTCAAGGATTGATCCAAGCAGTACTAATATAAACGATACCTATTTATTAACTAAGCAATATGATACTGCTTTTAGACTGTATTTGTCGGGTGTAACTGCAACCAAACCGTTACCACCTAGCAGTGATGCATTATTCAACAACTATGGTAGTGAAATTAATAAAATTAAATCAATTAGTGATGATGTAATTTATCATCCAGTTAAGTATAAAGTGTTATTTGGAAGCAAAGCGGATACAGATGTGCAGGCAATATTTAAAATTGTTAAAAACCCAGACGAAGTTGTAAACGACAACGACATTAAAGCACAAGTTGTTGCCGCAATCAATGAATTCTTTGCATTAGAGAATTGGGACTTTGGTGATACATTCCACTTTGCAGAACTAAGCACTTACATAATGAATAGAGTTACTCCTGACATTGTTAACTTAGTAATTGTTCCTAGACAAGATTCATCAGCATTTGGTAGTTTATTTGAAATTAAATCAGAAAACGATGAAATTTTTATTAGCGGAGCAACAGTTGACGATGTTGAGATTATTGATGCAATTACAGCAAGTAGGCTTAAAGCATCAGGTAGTGTTGTAACATCAGGTACAGCAACAACATCAGGAATTGTAAGTGGAACAAGTTACTAGTAGAGGAATGATTACTAATGGCATTTAATGATAATCAGAATGATTCACCATTACCAGTAGGCGCTAATCAAAGTCGCAGAACAAGCGTCGACCATCTTCCGAGATATTTTAGAACAGACACTAACAAAAAGTTTCTATCTGCTACACTTGACCAACTTTTAAGTCCGGGCGTTGCAGAAAAGATCTCTGCATACTACGGCCGTAGAATTGCAAAAGCAAGACAAGCAGATGACAACTATGTTGAAGATGTTTCAACTGCACGTGAAAGTTATCAATTTGAACCAGCAACAATAGTTAAAGACGAACTTGATAACGTAACGTTTTACAAAGATTATAACGACTATAAAAACCAACTAAAAGCATTTGGCGGAACTGTTTCAAATGATGATGTTTTAAATAGACAAGAATATTACTCTTGGTCGCCAAAGATTAATTGGGATAAGTTTACTAACTTTAGAGAATATTATTGGTTACCAAACGGTCCAATTGGTATCGGTATTGTCGGACAAGCAAAAGATGTTGAAAGCACGTTTACTGTAACAAGCAAAGATAATGTTGACAATAGATCTTATTTGTTTACTCCAGACGGATTAACATCTAATCCTACATTAAAATTATACAGAGGACAAACATATACGTTTGATATTAATGCTCCTGGTATGCCATTGACGTTTAGAACTGCACGTAGTTTAGATGCAGATGTTCTTTATACAGACGGTATCGATGACAGCACAGGACAAACAGATGTAGGTACAGTTACTTTTGAAGTTGACATTAATGCACCCGATACGTTATATTATGTTAACGCAAATGATATTAATGCAAGTGGACTAATTAAAATTTACGACATTGTTGATAACAGTTTTATCGATGTTGAAAATGATGTTATTGGCAAAAAGTCTTATAAAATGAATAATGGTTATGAACTTTCAAATGGTATGAAAGTTTATTTCCGAGGACAAGTAACCCCTGAAAAATATGCTAAAGGTGAATGGTATGTTGAAGGTGTTGGTGATGCTATACGTTTAGTATCAGAACAGCAGTTACAGATCCCCGGAGCATACTCTACAGAAAAACCTGTTTTGTTTGATACAGAGGCATTTGACAGATTACCTTTTAGTAATGCAAACAGTTATGCTGGAACAAAAGATTATATTCTTATTAACCGTGCAAGTAAAAACTTAAATAGTTGGTCAAGATATAATAGATGGTTCCATAGAGATGTAATTGAAACCACAGCAGTAATTAACAATATTGTTCCAGAGATTGATCAAGAAAATCGTGCAAAGCGTCCTATTATTGAATTTGACGCAGATCTTAAATTGTTTAACTATGGAACTGAAGCAAAAGCAGATGTTGACTTAATTGATACATTCACACAAGATGTATTTTCAACTATTGAAGGACAACTAGGTTATAACATTGACGGACAAGATGTAACTGATGGTATGCGTATTTTGTTTAACGCAGACCCAGATTCATTTGTTGCTGGTAGAATTTTTAAAGTTAACTTTATTACACACAATAATGTTAGACAAATTAGTTTAATTGAAGAAACTGATGGCAAGCCATTATTAAATGAAACCGTACTTGTTAAGCGTGGCAACGAAAACAAAGGTTTAATTTACTATTATGATGGAACAACTTGGAAAAAGACACAAGAAAAAACATCAGTAAACCAATCACCGTTGTTTGATTTGTATGATGATAGCGGATATGTGTTTAACGACAGTACTGTTTATCCTAGTTCAACATTTGCTGGTAATAAATTATTCAGTTACAAACAAGGTACAGGTACAGTTGATTCTGAATTAGGTTTTGCTCTATCATATCGAGCATTAGAAAACACTGGTGATATTGTATTTGATTTTAATATTTCAGGTGACGAATTTAATTACCAAGACGGTACAGATATCTTAACTGTTAAAACTGATATCGGTTTACTTAGAAAGTATACTACTAGAGAAGAATTTGATTATGTTAATGGCTGGGAAAAGGGTTTTGCTCACAGCCAACAACTAGTACAAAGACAATATATTGTTGATACACAAACAAATGATTTTGCTATTGACGTTTACAATCGTAGCGGCGATCTTAATGACTTGTGGTACAGAGTTTATGTTAATGATGTTAGGAAAACAGATTTAGTAGACTTTAGTATTGTAAGAGTAAATGGAATTGCGTATGTTAACTTTATGAAACCGTTAACAGCCGGCGATAATCTATTAATTAAAACAAGAAGTGCAACAACAAAAAATTCAAATGGCGTTTATGAATTTCCAATTAATTTAGAACGCAATCCTCAGAATGAAAATATTAAATCGTTTACACTAGGCGAAGTAAATGATCACGTACAGAGTATTACAGAAAATTCAGACAAGTGGTCGGGAACATTTCCAGGTGTAAGTAATTTACGAGATCTAGGATCTGTATCAACTTATGGTGACAAATTTGTACAGCATTCGGGTTTAACAAATTTAAGTTTATATCATATTACTAATAAAGATTCAAACATTGTTAAGTCAATGCGTTTTGCTAAAAATGAATATGCTAAATTTAAACGGTTATTCTTACGTTCAGCAGAAACACTAGGCTTTGACGGTAATCTTCAAATACACTTTGAGAAAGTAATAGCAGACGTTAACAAAAACAAAACTAACGATATGCCGTTCTTCTTTAGTGATATGATTGGCCATGGAACATTTAAATTAACAGAACATACAGTTAGAGATTCTGATCAAGGCTACTACAGTTTAAGACAGGATTTTAATTTAAGAACACTTTCAGATAAAGCAGTAGGTGTATATGTAAATGATGTACAACTGATCGAAGGAGCAGATTATATCTTTGAAGAAGGTTTTGAAAGTTTTGTTAATATTACAAAAGTTTTAACTCCGGGTGATATAATTAAAATTTACGAGTTTGAAAGCACTAACGGATCATTTATTCCTCCAACACCAACTAAGTTTGGATTGTATCCTAAGTTTATTCCGTCTAAGTATATTGACGATACTTATAGAGAGCCTGTAGAAGTAATTCAAGGACACGACGGCAGTATTTTTAAATGCTATGGTGACTATAGAGATGATTTATTATTAGAATTAGAAACTAGAATCTATAATAATATTAAAGTACAATACGATACAAATTTAATTGACATTCATGAATTCCTAGGCGGCGAATTTAGAGATACGGGTATTACAGCAGAGTCGATTGATAAAGTTATGATTACTGACTTTACTGAATGGCTAACTATTTTAGGAAACCTGGACTACACTGATAATAGTTTTTATGAAAGAACAGATTCATTTACTTTTAACTACTCAAGAACACTAACACCTAAATTAACTAAAAGTTTAGGCTTCTGGAGATCAATTTACAAGAAAGCATATGATACTGATCGTCCTCATACCCATCCATGGGAAATCTTAGGGTTTAGTATTAAACCTACATGGTGGAATGATGTATACGGTCCAGCGCCGTACACTAGTGAAAATAAAATTTTATGGACAGACATTGAAGAAGGCATTATTAGAGAACCTGGCAAGCCATTAGAATATAAATCACAATATGCTCGTCCTGGTGTAACTAATTGGATTCCAGTAGACGATAGCGGCGCACTTTTGAGTCCTTTAGCAAGTAACTATTCAAAAGAATTTACAGCAACTAATTCTAAGTTTCCATTTACATTTGGTGATATGGCACCAACAGAAAATGCTTGGCGTAGAAGTTCAGAATATCCTTTTGCATTACTAACTGCTTGGTTAGTAACTCAACCTAGTAAGATTATGGGGTTAGGTTGGGATAGAAGTAGAATTATTCGTAACAATGCAGGATTAATTGTTTATAAAGATACTTTAAAAGCATTGCGTTTACAAGACATTGTATTTCCTAACACAGTAGAAGATACAACACGTACATATACAGCAGGATTTGTAAATTATATTGCTGATTATATGAATTCAAAAACAGTTAATGTTTATTCGCAGTATAAAGAAAACTTAACATCTATATCAAATCAATTAGGATTTAAAATTGGTGGATTTACTTCAAAGAATAAATTTAGATTAGTACTTGACAGTAGAACACCTTACAACCAAGGTAACGTATTTGTTCCAGAAGAAAACTATGATGTATTTTTAAATTCAAGTTCACCTGTTGAAGTTGTAAGTTACAGTGGTGTTATTATTGAGAAGAAAACAAATGGATTTGTAATTCGTGGATACGATAAAACAGCACCATACTTTAAATATTATACTCCGGTTGTACTAGCAAACGATCCTTTAATTAATGTAGGCGGTATTTCAGAATCATTTGTTGAATGGACAGCAAATAAAACATACGCACAAGGTGCTATTGTTAGATTTGGATCTGAGTTTTATGCAACTAAAGAATCACATCAAAGTACAGACGGATTTGATCAAAGCAAGTTTCAAAAGTTAGTAGACCTTCCTGTTAAAGGCGGACGTTCTGCATACTTTAGACGTAACTTTAATAAAGAAATTAATAGCGAGCCGTTAGAACTTGCGTATGGTACTACCTTGAGAACAGTTCAAGAGGTTGTTGATTTCTTATTAGGATACGGAAATTATTTAGAAACAGTTGGATTTGATTTTAATAATTTTAATGCAGACATTAATCTTGTTGAAAACTGGTCAACAAGTGCAAGAGAATTTATGTTCTGGACAACACAAGGTTGGAAAGAAAATAGTGTTATTACGTTATCGCCTGGAGCAAATAGATTAGAACTAAGTTCGAAATATATTATAGCAGACAATGTGTTTGATGATTTCTATGATTATTCAATATTAAAATCCGATGGTAAAAAACTATTACAAGAATATGTAAAAGTATTTAGAGATAGAGATAATAACTTTACAGTACAAGTTAGAAATACTGCTGATGGTATATTTGCAATTAAAATTCCTTTATTGCAAAAAGAACACGTTTGTATTATTGACAACGAAACAGTTTTCAAAGACATTGTGTATGACCAGCCAGCAGGATACAGACAAGAACGCATTAAGGTTTTAGGGTATAGAACAGATGACTGGACAGGTGGCTTAAACATTCCAGGATTTGTGTACGACGAAGCAAGAACAACACAATGGGCTTCTTGGCAAGATTATTCAATCGGCGATACTGTAAAATATAAAGAATTTTATTATGTTGCTAAAAATAAAATTCCTGGAACAAACGTTTTTAATAATGATGACTGGCAAAAACTAGAAGAAAGACCAGAGTCTGGACTTATTGCTAACTTAGATTATAAAGCAAAACAGTTTGGCGATTTTTACGATCTAGATACAGACAACTTCGACTCAGATACCCAACGGGTTGCACAACACTTAATTGGTTATCAAAAACGACAGTATCTAGAAAACATCATTCAAGATGATGTATCTCAGTATAAGTTTTATCAAGGATTTATTCAAGATAAAGGAACACAAAATAGTTTAACAAAATTATTTGATGCATTATCAAATACAAACGAAGATAGTTTAGAGTTTTTTGAAGAATGGGCAATTCGTTTAGGACAATACGGCTCAAGTGATTCATTTGAAGAAGTTGAATTTACTTTAGACGAATCTAAGTTTAGATTAAGTCCACAGCCTGTTGAACTTGTTGATACTATTGATGGAACAGAAACAGACCTAATTTATAGACAAAGACCGTTTGAAGTTTACTTAAAACCAAATGATTATAATCATAAACCGTTTCCAACAAATACTAATGTAAAATATGTTTATGATACAGCAGGATACGTTAATGCTGATGATGTTAAAATTAGTTTAGCAAATTATGATGATATTTTAACACAGTCGGTTAACGATTATAATGTTGACGATTATTTATGGATTGGTAAAAAAGGTTTAAGTTGGACAGTTTTAAAATACGTTAGAACAGACGACAGGGTTGAAAGTGTTACCAAAGATGGTGACTTAGTACGTATTAAACTAGAAGGCCAAGCACGTTATGAAGATAATGAAATTATCGGATTGCTTAATGTTGAAGGCGCAGAAAAATTCTTCAAAGTTAAAACAGTAGAGTTACAAGACATTATTTGTTACGATAATGGCGAAACATCTGATGTTGAAGAAACTAGTGGATTTGTAACTAGATTTAATACTGCAAGAACAGCCAACTTTGATAGTGCTAATCTTTTACTATCAAATCAAAATTTAAAAGTAGGTGAAACACTTTGGATTGATGAAGATAGCAAAGGAGATTGGACAGTATTAAAGAATACTCCAACCTTTGAACAACAACAAATTCTAAGTAATGTTAGATCGTCAGATCAATCAGTTGAGTTTGGTAAAGTTAT